TGTGGTCTCTGATGATTACATTTGCCCAAGAGTTTAGCCATTCTGCAATAGGTCTTACATTTTTACCGTTTAGAGATTTGTAACCTCTAACTTCAGCAGCAGCGTACGCTTTATCTCTGTAGGTTAAATACCTTGCTAAACCTTTACCTGCATCTGTTTCAGCAAATTCAGGTTCTCGCAAAGCGCTAATTGCTTGGTTTATTAATTGCTCAGTTGGAATCTTTCCAGTTCTAAGTTCTGGAGCACCGCCAAACTCTGCATCTAGTTCATCTTTAGCTCTGCTGTACCACTCTCTGGCATCTCTTGGATCCCAGCCAGTTGCTAGTAATACCTTTTGTTTTTCTTCTAGTCTGGCTTTACGGGCAGAGTAGATTCTGGTAGTTCCAAGTCTTACCATTTCTTGTGGGGTCAATTTTTCTGATTGACCTCTACGCTCTTGCCACAGTGCATACTCATTAGAGTATTCGCCACCAGGAAAGAAGAAAGCAAATGCTTCTGGATACTTACTTGCTACTTCCCTATTGTTGGAATAAAACTTCCAAGCTTCTGTAGTAGGTTCTGAAGGAGCGCCAGAAGTGTTAGACACTAGAGAGAACAACATAGAATCTCCAAAAGCATCAGCAAAGTTAGCGGTAGCAATACCGTAATCATCTGGATTCTTTAGTCTAAACTTAGCAAATTCATTGTACATCATAGATTGTACGTGATAAGTTCCATCTTTATCTTTTGCTAGGATCTGAGGTTGAATGTTTGCTGGTGATACGTTTTGAGTAATACCGCGCCATAAGGCTAAGTATCTATTTAGTTTAGCTGCATCATCTAGTAATTCATTCTGCGCTTCTTGACTTAGTGGCATATCACCATAGTTACCAGTAGAAGCCAAGTAAGCCATTAGTGGTTTTAAGGTAGATAAATTCTTGCCTTCAAAAAAGTCAAGTCCTAAGCCATATGAAATTCTTTGCGCCCAAGCAGGTAGATACTGGCCTGCCGTTCCTTCTAGAGAACCCTCTGGTAATCCAAATGGATAAACAATTTCTCGCAGGGTATCAGCCCACCAACCTTCTTGGTCCTTTAGCAATCTACCAACTGTGGTAGATACTGCTGGACCAACGCCTGGTAAAAGTTCTGTTTGAAATGCTACGTTCATACTGGACACTGAAGCAAATCCTGGCATAGATGGAACTTTAGATCCTAATGCAGCAGATAAAAATCCACCTAAGAAATCTCCAGCGAACGGCATAATAAATCTTTTTTCGCCGCGTTGTGGATCTGTAAAAATAAATCCTTGTGATGGGTCATACCAGTTATCTCCAACCCAATCATAAATAAAACTTGACTCTGGCTTATTAAACCAATCGTATAGATTGATTGCTTTGTAATCTGCTATTGGGTTAGTGGCAATCATCTTGCCCCAAGTAGCTAAAGTGTTAGACCAGGCTTGTCCAAATGGTAGAAGTATTCTAGTTGCAGCAGCCCATTCTTTTTTATTAGCAGCATCGTAAAATAACTTACTGATGTTATCAGCAGCCTTATCTCTAATTATGTCATCAAAGTCGTTTAGAGTTATTCCTCTTTCGTCCAACTTTCTTACTTGGCTACGCATAGCCCTAAGTGCTGGATGTAACCCTATGTTCTTTCCCCCGATGCGAAGACCCTGAAGTTCTCTTTCAGCAATAGCTAATGCTTTTTGTGCTTCAGACTTCTTTAATAATCCAATTCGCTTGGAAGCTTCTATCCAGTATTGATGTCTAAACTCTGGACCAAAAGCAGCTCTAGCTTCTATTCTTGCAGCAGTTCTAAAGAAAGACTTTACAGTTGTGTTCCAACCTTTACGAACTCCTGGATCTAATTCATCGCTATATACTTTGAGCATACCAACTGCTTGCTCTACATTAACATCTTTGCGATATTCTTTTAGAACTTTGGCTACTTCTTTAGCATCATAACTCATTAACTTAACTTCAGAACCTGAAGGAATAGCTAACTTTCCACCTGCAATAAATTCTAATAGATTAGAATTACCTGCAGTTAGATTATCAACACCTTTTCTTACGTCATCAAAATATGTAGATAAAGACTCTCTATTGGCAGGGGTATCATCAACAATACCTTTTAGTTCTTCTCTTAAAGAAGCAAGTATCTTACGCTTTTGAGTTCCTTTTTCTGTTACATAAAAGTAATCTATTAAGGCTTCGCGCTCAGTCTTACCAGACTTTATTGCATCTTCAATAAATACCTTAAAATCTTTAGGTAAGTTATCTAACTTAACACCTTTAGCTATTAAAGAGGAACCTACTGCAAACTGGGCTAATTCAGAATTTCTATATACAGAAATTGATGCAGCCCAAGCTTCATTAAACTTAGGATTGTCTGGATAAACAAACTTCATACCAGTAGGTAACTTCTTGCTAGCCATATCACTCAACGCAGTAGTTTGAGTACGACCCATAATTACTGCTAGTTCGTGAGCATTAAGCAAAGCCTCTCGATCAAAGCCAGGGAATGATTCGCTAATTATTCTGAAGTCATTACCCAATACGTCTTTATCGTAACGAGAAAACTTAGCCATAGTACGAGCAAAAGAATTACCTTGTGGATTACCAATGATCATACCTATGTAAGATAATGGATGGTTAAATAAAGTAATTCCACCGGATAAAAATTGACGTGTCTGTGTATCAATAAGGTTACGAGCAATATAACTTACTCTACCTACGAGCACCAGTTGCTTAAAGGTACTATCAAAGAATTTAGATGCACTGTCAGCAATTTGATCTACTGATGGATTTTTGCTTAATAGATTACCAAGGCTAGTTACATACTTACGCATCTCTATCACATCTGGCATTTTGATTGCGTAGGTCATTTGAGAATCTAAGAATACGTCAGTAGAATTGCCAGCAACAATCATAGAGTTACCGGCTGCATCAGGTACACCAGTTGCTTGAGCGGTAAAGTTAGTCTTACCATTCTTATTAAAGATTCTGCTAGCACTTTTGAGTGCTTGCTTTTGCTCAATAGTTAGTTTAGTACCTTGGCTAAGTAATATACTTTCGGTAATTTCATCTATACCATTAGTGACTGCATCGAATCTAGCAGCAGCATTATCTGCTTGCATAACACTACGCACTACATTAGTTCTAATTCTAGGATCAACCTTTAAGACACCCATTGTCTTATCTATTTCAACTAAGAGTGCGTCTCCGTCATCTAAAGATACAAGAGCACCTCTAGGCATAAACCTAGTAAGTGGATTATTAATAATAGTAGAAGCTTTAAGCCCAGGGATATTCTTATCTAAAGCAGACAACATATCTAAGCTACGACCATAACGTAATTTAGAACCTGTATCTAAAGCAGTAGAAGGCTCAAGAGCAATAGCTCGTCTAGCGTTAGCTAAGCGAGCAGTAGTAGCTAAACCTATTTTGCCATCAAATTCTAAACCAATGTTCTTACCAATAACCATAAGAACATCACCGGTAGTAGGAGCGTCTGCAAGTTCTTTAGCAGCTTGAATAGATATCTTTCCGCCAAAAGCTTTCCAAATATCTGCTTCGTCTTTCATATCAGCAATAATGTTTGCTAAGTCTTCGCCTAGCCTGCCACCTAGAATTGCTTTAGAAGTACGGTCTAAATCTATAGCATACTTTCCATCTGGAGATCTCTTAGTAAGACCAGTAGCAAACTCTAAACCTCTAGTGTCTTTACCTTTAATACGATCAGTTTCGCTTAGTAAAGAAGTACGACTTTTAATAAGTTCTTCTTTAGTGCTTCTAGTACTTATCAAAGCTTGACGAGCATCTTCTACTTTTTTCTCAGCTGCTTTAATTGCAGTTTGATCTATTTCTTTTATACCTTTAGCAGCTTGCTTAGCACCAGAAATACTAGGTGATTGACCTAATTTTCTTAATTCAATATACTCACTTAAAGCAGTGCGATAGTTACTATATTCAATACCATACATACCGTCTAAACGAGATGCTTGATTTTCTAAACGTAATAAATCATCAGACTCTTTAATACCACTTTTAATAGTTTCCCTAATGGTATTGGTAGCCTTTAATACTTTACCCTCAAGTACACCTATTTGAGTAGATCGCTTTGCAGATTGTTCAGCTACAGATCCTAAAATCTTAGATGCTTCATCTAAATTTTTTTTTGTTTCAGTTAACCCGCGAAGTTTTTTAGCTTCCTTAATTTTAACAAGTCCAACACCTGGAATATAAGTTACGGGATCTAAAAGTATATTAGTAGCAAAGGAAACAATACCCTCAATAGTACGAGCAGTCTTATCTTCTACTTCTCCAAATACTCCAGAGTTAATTATTGCTTTGGAAGCTGCCTGACCATAAGTCCAAGGACGAACGGCACCAGGAGCAGACGAAGCAATCTGGGCTTCTTTAAGTGCTTTGCCAGTTTCAGTAGTTGGATCAAGGCCAAAGAAACCCCGACCAGAGGATACTTTCCAGAACTGACCTTTTTCATTTATTAGTTCCCTACCGATTTGACCAACTTGGGTTTGTAGTAAAGGATTTACACCTTTACCTTTATTAACACTATTACGAAAAATTGATTCTATAAATTCAAATGGAAAAGATAAACCTGCAAACAAACCTCTAGTTACTGGAGCAAGAAAATCTAACCTAGTGCTACCTTGAGTATTCTTACCATCTTCTTTTACTTTCTGATAGATGGCTAAAGTTTCTTGTTTTGCTTTATCTGATTGCGATTGAGCATCTATATTAGCAATATCAGATGTAATCTTTGACTTAGCACTAATACCTGATAATGCCAAACCTGTTGCAACACCAGGAGATATTAAAGGATAAGTCTTTATAATATCAGATAAGTTACGAGCAGCATAAGGATTTGCAGATTTAGTTTTTGTATTAAAACTATTAGTAAATTGTTCAGCAGTATCACCATAAGGACTGTTAGCTAATTCGCTGCCGGTATTTGTAATCCCTTTAATCGGCTGATTAGACATTAACGACCTTCAGTTTCTAATCTCTGCACTAATCTAAGTAGATCTGGATCTGGATAAATAGCAGCTAATGATCTAATAGTTTGTGCTACCTCATCTTGTGCTACTGGTGGTATGGGTAATACTTCTGGACCAGGGCCACCTGGCATACTGGTTCCAGCAGTTACTGGCCTATTTGGATTCCTAGATGGCTCACTTAATAAACCTGGCATAGTTACAGAAGGGGTGGCACTCATAGGTGCTGAACCTTGGATACCAGTTAAGTCTGCCCTATCACCATAAGATTGTGAGGCCATTTCTCTAATTGGTTGCTTAGTTGCATTTTTATCAAACGCTGTTCCGTCAACGCGAGTTGCGTATTGTCCTGGACCTGCTACTGCCATTAACGTTCACCTTCTAAGCGTTCTAATTCTTCTGACATCTCTTGCCAGACTTCATTCTCATAATCTTTGTAGTGGTAATGACTTACCATTACACCTAAACTTTCTCTAATCATTGTAGTAACGCTTAGAAAAAAATTATGTGCAAAGTTCATTAGTATTATCGCTACATCAAGGCGGTTGGCTGGACGCAGTGGAATACGAAATAATCCTTCATCTTCATAACGTCCAGCCATAACCGTTCCTTACTTAGTCTTTTTTGTGTTGCCTTTAACGCCAGCTGGAGTCATACCAAAATCTACGCGTCCACCTGCAGGCTTTGAAGCACCGCCTGGAGACTTGCGACCTGATGCCATTGGTGCTGGAGCATTTGTTCCCTTTTTCATTTTCACCCCCGATAGTGGTTACACGCCGATTGCGGCTAGTAATTGTTGAAGATCTGGTTGACCAGAAGGACCCGCTGCAGGGGCTGCGACTGGAGCGGTCCCTGGAGGACCCATTTGTGGTTGCTCAGGAGCCATACCCGCAGCGGGAACCTGTGGTTGTGGTTCAGGAGTAAATGCCTTCATCACAACAGACTCTAGTGATTCGCCTTTTTGACGGCCAGTAACAACTGCAGCAATAGATTTAACTATGCTAGTTGGGTCCTGACCTTGCGATGCCATCTGTGGAATTGCTATTGCAGCCTGTGCTACAGATGAGCGTAATGCGTCACGCATTTCCTCGATGTCAATTCGTTGTTCTTCCTGAGTAACGTTGACATTAAACGGAAGATTACGGCGTAAGAAATCTCTAGAGATAAGTTTATCGCTACGAGCTTGTAGACCAAAGATCAAAGCACGATTAGGATCTAGTCCAGACATCAAACCATACTGAACATCTACGGTGTAATCACCTTTGATGTCTCTTGATGGCTTGTATTTCAAGACATATGGGGTTCCATCATCGTTACCCTTAATTGTTTTCTCGGTATTACCAAACAATTTCTCATCTACTTCAAAAGCAAGTGATACCATTTCTGATAATAGACGAGCAAATGTTGCCTGAGCAGACTTGATTTGAGTATCAAATCCTGCTTGTAGTGCTTGAACACCCCTACCAGTTACGACAGAAGCATCTAAATTACCTGTACGACTCTCAGGATACCTAGCACCTTGTCTTAATTCACGCTCTAGTGTGGCAGATTCAGCGAATACGCCAGCAGGTAACTCCAAAGATACTCTACGAATAGACTGTGGATTACTTGATCGTAAGATTGAATCTGGACCTAAAGCAATTTCTTGTACATCTTGTGGTACAGAGATAGGAGCTTGAACAGATTTCTCTGCTGCTTGAATTTGTAGAATAGCAAAACGAGCGCGGGCTAATTGAACTGCTAGCACATCATCAAATTGTCCTCTGTGCTCGCCATCTATTGATGGTCTTTCAGCAACTCTAGCTAAGCAACGACCTACTGGGTTAGCAGCAAGTGCTAAAACCATATTCTTCTTATTAGGAATATACAGTAAGTCCATCTTGTCATCGTGATACTTAACTACTTCTAGGTTTGTAGTATGTCTAGTTCCATCTGCAAGGATGGCTGAGCGGTGCTCTGGATACATAGCAGCAAGTTCTTCTGCTTCCATAGACATTACTTGTGTCAAAGAGATAGTGCGCCCAAAGCGATCTATCTCTGGGTAGACACCCCAAGGATTCAATAGACGAACGCGAGGTTCCATATCCTGATAGTCCAACTCAATGATTGCAGGTAGCAATCCGTAAGTGTTGTACCAGTCAGCACCCTTGTACATTTGTAGTTGTAGATCAGAATTACTTAGATAGTAGTTAGCAATCCTAGTTCTAGTGTCAGCAAACTTACGTTGAGCATCAGAAGCGATGTTTGTTGCAGAGCAATTAAAGGCTGGGAGTGGAGCCATAGCCTCTGCTAGATCTCTAGCTGCTACATCAATAAAGTTAGCAATTAAAGGCTTTGGATAGTCGTCAGAAAAAGAACCAGGGAACACTCCACCAATATCTCCTTGGCGTACTCGAAGTACATCACGCATACGACCATCGCGCTTTGTACCTCTATTGCGAAGACGTTGAACCTTCGCTGCTACTTGATCTATCACTTAATATCCTTTAG